GAGGCGGCGGCAGCTATTACGCAGTTGTCTCAAGGCTTGGCCGCTGGCGCATTGCGTGGCGATGAATTCAACTCTGTGTCTGAACAAGCACCGGGCATCATGCGGGCGATTGCCGAAAGTCTAAATATGACCATTGGCGAGCTTCGAGACTTCGCGGCACAGGGCGGCATTACTTCAGATATTGTTGTGACAGCATTGCAAGGCGCTGCCGAGACGATAGATAACGATTTCAGCAAGTCGGTTAGAACCTTCGGGCAGTCAATGACGATTGCCAAGAATAACATGCTTGAGTTTGTGGGCGGCAGTGATGCGGTTACTGACACAATGTCAACGGCTGGCGCTGCTGCAATTAGGCTTTCAGAATCCTTGACCCCCGTTTCCAATACAGTCTCCGACATAGCGACTGTTTTATGGGAATCATTAAATCCCGCTATTGCAGACACAGAGTTTTTTATACGCGCACTAGGGGATGGATTCTCTGACATAGGCGACTCGCTTGCTACAGCAAAAACCGGCTTTGCGTCTCTTGATGAGGTGCTTAATACCTTCTTTGGAAATGCCAATAGCGGCGCTGTGTCGATGATTGAAGTTTTCCAGCTAGCGTTCGGCACAGTCATTCCAAACACTGTCGCCGTTGTGCAAACTGGAACAATAGCCATCGCTGACGCATACCAGCGACTTAAAGTAATCATTACCAAATCAGGGCAAGAGGAAATAGACGCCCTGAAGCTGCTAGACAACGCTAGGGCAACAAGCGTTGCCGAGGTGATGAACAACAAGGACTCGCAACTAAACGCGCTATACGAGCTTATATCTACTCAGGCAGAGGCGCGCAAGTCAGTAAACGAGTTAATCGACTCACAGGATGACCTGAACGATTCTGTATATGAATTTGTTGGGCCTATTCGCAAAGCGATTAAACTGACATCTGAGCAGAAAAAAGAGATAGAGAAAGCAAACGAAAAGACTCAGGATTACGTTCAGACTTTACGCGAGAAGCTAACCGCTACAGAGATGGACACGCGGGCTGCTGAGATATACAACGCAGTTCTGAAGGCAGGCACGAACGCAACCTCTGAGCAGATTGTCGAAGCGGCAACTCTTGCGGCTACCATTTACGATGTAGAGGCGGCTCATGACTCTGCGGCAGAGGCAGCAAAGGAGCTAAAGAAAACGCAAGACGATGCTGCCAAGGAAACACAAAAGAGCTGGGAAGCAACCCACGATTACCTGTCCGGCGCATTTGTTGACATCATGAACAACGGCGGCAATGCCTTCGATAACATCGCCAAGGCTTTCGAGCGCACTGTGCAACGAATGGTTGCTGAGTGGGCTGCTAGTGGCTTGATGAAGCTGTTTACAGGCGGCGGCATGAGCGGGTTTTCTCTGCCTTCTCTTGGCGGCGCTGCTGCTTCTAGCGCGATAGGAGGTGCGGCTGGCGGGCTTGGAGCTGTCGGTGGCGCGTTATCAAGCGCGGGTTCGTCTGCTATGGGCGCTTTATCGGCTGTTCCCGGCTGGGGATGGGCGCTAGGCGGCGCTGCCGTTGCTGCAAAACTGCTCGATAGCGGCGGCACTATGTCAAGCAATGCCGGAATACTCACGCAGAATGTTAGCGGTGCGTCTGGAAATACTTTCTCGCTTGGGGCGTTTGAGTCAGGCGCGCAGTTCACTGGATTTGCTAGGCGCGAAGATCAAGGGGAAGCCCTCAAGATTGCTGAAACTTTCGGCGCTTATGATAGCGTTTTGACGCAGATTGCGCGCTCTGCTGGAATCAATCCAAACATCAAGGCTTCTGACTTTGTTGGAACCAGCGAGACGGGAACAGGGCGCGGCGCTTTCTTCGGTAGTGCTGGCGAGGAAGGTGGCGGGAAGGGAACGCCAGTAAGCCAGCAATTAGACTCCTACGTTAAACAGTGGGTTGAGATTGTTGGCCGCTCAAATGGCATCGACCCTGCAACTATTAGTTCCATTACCAGCAAGGGCAACGCTGACGCAATGATTGCCTTCGCCTCTGCTCAGTTCGGAAAGCCCCAAGGCTCATACGCTAACGGTATCGACTACGTTCCGTTCACTGGTCAAGCCAAGCTGCACCGTGGCGAGAAAGTGACAAGCGTGGCAGAGCGTGGCCGCGACTCGGTTAGCAATGACCGCATGGCCGCAGAGATGGGCCAGCTACGACAAGAAGTGCAGGAGCAAAAAGTGTATAATAGGCGTACTTTTGAAATTCTCGATAGATGGGCAGGTTCCAACTTCGCGGTGACTACATAATGGCTGCTTCTGATTTCAGATTAATACGACCAGTGACTATCACTGACGCCATTGTTACCTCTAACAGTGTGGCCGAGGCCGATGCTACCGAGTGGACTTCCGGAACCCGCGTAATTGGCGACCTGCGAATGGTCACGACAACGGCTAACGGGGCAAGCGTTGCGACTCACTACATCTACCAAGCAAACACGACAACGGGCGCAGACCCTACTCTAGTCGCTAATCAAGGCACAGGCAACGGGTGGGACATTGTAGGCGCAACAAACGCTTGGAAGATGTTCGACCCTGAATACCAAACGCAGACCACGAACACCGATACCATTGTGGTCGATATTGCTCCGGTTGTTGGCGTTAATGCGGTGGCGTTGCTTAATCTTGATGCCGCAAGCGTGACCGTCTCCCAAACCACAACGGGATATACAAGCACACAAAATTTAGTCAGCCAAGAGGTTTTGAATTGGTATGATTTTTTCTTTGAATTACCGACAAGACGGGCAGACGCTGTATTCACGGACATACCTCCATTTGCTGGCAAGACTTTAACTGTGACAATAGACAGTACAGGAAGCACAGCAAAATGCGGAACTCTCGTTGTCGGCACACAGAAAGTTCTAGGCGCGACACAATGGGAAGCGAATCGAAGTATTAACGACTACTCGACAGCGGCAGAAGCTGCCGATGGGGTCGTTACCTTAACGCAGGGCGGTTACTCAAAGCGGCTCAATATGGAATTCAACGTTCCCGTAGGTTTTGAATCAGAAGCCACAAGGATTCTAGAAGAATATCGCGCAACGCCAATGGTCTTTGTGGGCTCAGAAGATTACGCAATGACAATAATCTATGGCTTCCTCGGTTCGTGGGCTGTGCCAATCTCTAACACTGGGCGTAATGCCTTCGTTGAAATTAAAGGGCTTATTTAATGACCACAATCACTCAGACGATTACGCCGCTACCCGCTGCACCTGATGCTACAACTCAAACGCCATCGGCCTATGCTGTGACCGCTACAGCATTTGCAGAGGCATTGCCAGACCTTGTAACGGAGCAGAACACGTTAAGCGGTCAGATAAATACGGTAGCCGGAGAGGTTGCCGCTGACGCTGTCGCAACTGCCGCTGACGTTGTTTCATCAACTGAGCAGGTCGCGCTTGCTACGGCACAAGTTGTTCTTGCTGATGCGGCGGCAACGGCTTCTGAGAATTTTGCCAGCGCGGTCGAGTGGGTTTCTGGCACAACTTACGTTGTCGGTGACGTTGTATGGTCGCCCATTGATTACCTGCCATATCGCAGAATAATTGCAGGAGCAGGAACTACCGACCCAAGCGCAGACGCGACTAATTGGCTGGGCATGACTCCGTCATCAGGGGCAGGCGACCATTATGTTCGGCTTAATACAGCTAACGGCTTTGGCTCAAGTAGCACAAAGGTTCGCAGGTTCGCAACAACAGAATCCAGCGTCGGCACTGCGATAACTTACGCCGACAGCGCAACGCTTGGGGCGACATTCACGATAAACGAAGCTGGCATTTACTCAATAACCTATTGGGACACCTATAATTCCGATGGGCTTGACGTTGCAATCACAAAAAACTCTACTGCGCTTACGTCTGCGCCATCAGGGGTTCCTGTTGGGCAATTGCTGGCATGGAACGGCGGTGGAGGCTCTAACACAGGGACGCTGACCACGGCTGTGGTGGCTTTGACTTCCAGCGATGTTATTAGAGCGCAAACGCAATCATACGCCATCAACGGCACTGCGGCACAGGCAGTATTCTCCATAAGAAAGGTTGGGTCAATATGAAACTACTTGTAAATACACCTCGCGGGATTCAAGAAGTTATCGAGGTTAATGAGGGCGGCGGGTATTTCGATTCCTCGCTTGTTCTGTGGGACGAGCGCGATCATGGCGCATTGCCCGAGATTACTTTGGGCGGCATGGTGCGCTCTGGTGATTCCTTAGTGTTCGACCAAGGTCGGAAGGATTCTCATGACGCGGTTTCGAATGCGGATGATAAAGCCGAACTAATCAAGGCGGCAATAAGCAATTACAACGATTCGCTAAAGGCGCTCGAGGAGGCATACCCGCAAAAAGAGCGCGACACATGGCCGCAACAGGTAACAGAGGCTAGAGCTTACCAAGCGAGCGATCAGGCCGCTACGCCTCTTATAGACGCCATGCTGACCACTAAAACGGGAACCACTAAAACGGAACTGGTCGGCAAGATAATGAC